CTTGCCAAGCTTGCCATTGTTTTTCAACTAGTTCTGGAGGCGTTTGTGCCATTTTTTATACTTTCACGTTTCATCATTTGTGCATATGCACCTGCAATTTTCTTGAGCATCTTCTGGCGTTTACTCATTCCTGATTTCAATGCCATAGGTTTTGCAAGTTGAGTATACACTATTCCGTTCATGTGGTCAAGCTCATGCAAGAAACAACGTGCAGAAATGCCGTTATACTTACGCACATGTTTTTCGCCATAAAAATCCTGGTACTCTACCGTAATTTCTTCAGGCCTGGTAATTCTCAAACCTAGTAGAGGAAAAGATAGGCATCCTTCTATCATGTGTGCCTCACCTTTAGTTTCTAATAACTTAGGATTAAAGTGTGCGACATAATTATCACCGGAACCCATCACAAAGACACGATGTCTTAACCCGCACTGGTTTGCTGACAACCCAATACCATTCATTTTTCTACATGTTTCTACCAAAGAAGATGCCAAACTATTGGCATTTACGTTGATATCCAAGAAAGTAAATTCTGGCATAACTTCACGCAAAATTGGATCATCTTCTGAAACCAAATTATAAATCGGTAATTCAAAATTTGATTTTTTGTGTACTACATCACCAACAGCATCTTCTGTATTAAACTTAAATACTTCACTCATTTTTCCACCTGGCTAAAGTTGTTAACTTTTTTAAACTTAATAATAGACCTAAACTTATCAAAAAGTTGGTCGCCTTTGTGGCTGATAACAAATATATTTGTTTCACTGCCCATGTCATGAATCAATTTCAAAAATTCATCCGTTCCAACACCATCCAAACTGGAATCAAATACTTCATCCAGAATCAACAAGTTGGTATTTGTTGAGTTTTTCATCTTAGCGATTTGTCGCCATGTAAACAACAAGGCCAAGTCAATACGCATCTTTTCACCTTCAGAAAAGTTTGAGTAACTGAATTCATCACGGTGTCGTGACTTGATAGTTTCTTCAAAGTTTTCATTCAAGTTAAAGTTAACAAAGAAGTCCATTGCTTTCAAATACTTATTCACCAATTTATTGATGATAGGCAGATACTGCTTGATAATCTTTGTCTTGATGCCGTTGTCTTTCAACAATGAGGCTGCGTATTCGTGGTAATGTTTATCAACAGAAAGAGACTCTTGTTCTTTGACCAAGGCAGCCAATTCTGTTTTCAATTCTTTCAACTTATGGTTTTCTTCCGTTAAGTTTTCTTTTTTGTCACTTAGAAGTTTAATCTCTTTGTTCAGTTTTGTTACATACTGATTGATTGCGGTAATAGTAGAGTTGTGTTTAACAATTTCGTTGTTATGTTCTGTAACATGTTTTGCAACTTTCATTATCTCATTCAAACGATTTTGCAACTTACCATATTCTGCATTAAGTTCTTGCAGTCCATTCTTTTGCAACAAAGCTTTGGCCACATGTTGATTGACTTGTTCTTCTTTAAAAGAAGTATCAATAGTTTGTTTACATGTAGGACAGTTATCGTTGTTATGATAGAACGCAATATCTTTCTCTGTCTTTTTGATAGACGATTCAAGTTTGGCCTCTAACTGAACCAGTTTTTTACTTTTGGATTCAACCGAGGCCTTATCTTCAATCTTCTTGTTCAACAAATCAATATGTTTCTGAATCAGTACAATATCTTTGTTTAGTTTTTCAACTTGTTCTTGGTTTGATTGTATCTCTTGTTTTTTAGATTCAATTTCTTCTTCGTTATTCTTTTTGTGTTCGTCAATGTTTTGTTTCTGCATCTTGATTTTTTCTGATGCCAATTCCATTGCATACTTGTTTTTGGTAGAACTATCTTTGATTGCGGCCATGCGTTCTTTGATAAGACCATTCATCGATGTGAAGATTTGAATATCCAAAAGCTCTTCAATGATTGTTCTGCGGTCAGCAGGAGTCAACTGCATAAACGGAACAAAAGATGCTGAACCAAGAATGACAATCTGCGTGAATGACTTATAATTAAACTTGAGAATAGATTTCTCTAAGAAGTCTTGGTAGTCTTTCGCCTTGGCATCCTGGTTCAGCAAAACTCCATTAAGATAAATCTCAAAAGTGTTTGGTTTGATACCACGAACAATCTTATACTTTTTCTTACCAATAGTAAACTCAATCTCCACCACAGCATCGGATGTATTAATGGAGTTTACAAGGTTTGGTTTGTTAATTTTACGAAACGGTTTACCGAACAACACAAAGCACAGAGCATCCAGAATTGTGGACTTGCCTGCGCCATTGTTGCCAATAATCAAAGTATTGGGAGATTTGTCCAGTTTAATTTCGGTAAAAGAGTTACCGGTACTTAATATGTTTTTCCATTTTATGGTCCGAAAGACAATCACTTTTTGCCTTTCTTAACATTTTCCAACCATGGAAGCATTTGCAAATTAGTTTTATTGCTTATTTCTTCAATTAGAATTTTCAAAAACTTTATCATGCCTGTTCTAAGTTCAAGGCCTCCACGTATAACTCACGCATCATGGATTTAAGCCTGTTATTATCAATGCCTTCATTCTGGATAGAGTCTACATATTTGTTAATTATGGTTACAGTATCCTCGGCTTCATCAATTATATCACCATCCACATCGTCTGTCAAGTCTAATGCATCTTCAACAATGGTAATATCGAGTGGATTAAGTGCATAAATCTTGTTCATGAACTGGTCAAATAGATATGGATTAGTTTTGTTTACCACCACAACCTTAACATAAACACCAGCACATGCATTTAGGCCTTTGCTCAAAACATCTTTGATTTCTTGATTCTTGTCATCGTAGATTATGCGGTGAAACATAACATTAGGATTTTGTATAAAGCCCAAGTCATAGGAATCCAAATCAAAGAAATGAAACCCACGAGGATCCGAATAGTCCTGCCAGGTAAGTTCGTATGGGTTGCCAAGATACTGAATGTTCCCATTGTTAGACTTATGGTGATAATGGCCGCTAAAAACATGGTCAAAAGTTCTAAAAACATTTCTATCTAATCCTTCTTCTGATGGCATACCACGGTGCATGGCGAAACCAGCAATTTCAAAATGGCCCATACACACCTTGGCCTTTGTGTTGTTTATTTCATCCATACACTCTTGGTAGTTCTCAGCACAAATCCAAGGTATCATACAGATATCGTTACCCTCAACATTGATTGTTTGTGGTGTATCAATAACTGTAATGTTATCGTACTCACGTAGCAACAAGTCTACTGAATTAACGTCATTAGTGTTTTTAAAATAAGTATCATGATTACCAGCCAACATGTATACTTGAATATTTTTTTCTGCAAGCACATCAAAAAACATCTCCTTTGTTCGTTTTAGTGAGTAAAAATTAACGTACTTCCTACGGTCAAAAGTATCACCAAGTATAAGCAAAGTGGTAATGCCAGAATTATCCAGAGCAGTAAAAAAAGTATCTCTATAAAATTTCTCATAGTAATCCAAGAAATGAACTGAATCATTACGTGCCCCAAAGTGTTGGTCTGTTATAATCGCTACTTGCATAATTACATTAATTGTTTAAGATTTTTCTTTGGACACCGAAATTACACGATGTCTTAATTCAGTGGTACTAAAGCTGTGTTGTCTAGAATTGAAATAAACGGACATTGGTAATTGATATCCCGTAAATTGTTTATCACGGTACTCCTCACCAATAATTCTAACATCAATTGGATAAGCTGTCAAGATGTCTAAAAGTTCTTTTTCGGTTGCATATGGTATAATTTGGTCAACATATTTGCAAGCATCTAGCTGAATGAATCTTTCCAGAACCGACTGTACAGGCTTATTCTTTTCGGTTCTGTCTATGGTGGGGTCGGTTTGTAGACCCACAATTAAATAATCACATTTTGTTTTGGCTTCCTTTAACATCATTACATGGCCAGCATGAAACAAGTCAAAACAAGAACAGGTAAATCCAATTTTCATAATTATTACTCCAGAAAGTTTTCAATGCCTTTTGGTTTTTTAACAACCTTTTTGTCGTCTTTTTTCTTCTGTTGAACCACTTCATATGATTCAATAAATTCTGCAATATTGTCGTAAAGTTCAAATTGTCTGGAACCACCACTTTCCATTTCCAACATCTCAAACTCATCTAAAATACCAAGTTGTTCTGTGGCCTTGTACTTCACATAGAGCTGTTTTTTCTCTTTCTGAATCCTACGTAGGAATGCATAATATATTATTTGAGTAAAATAGGCAAATGGATTCTTTGATTTTGTAGGATCAAAGTTCTCAAAGTACATGAGGCAGTTTTCAATACCATCTCCTATCATGTCTTCTCTGTGAGGATAATTGATGAAGTTTGGTTTATGTGATAGTCCTTTGGCAATCTTCATCCAACATTCACCAATATAGTTTGGTATTGGTTCATTCGGATTGGATTCTTTCCGTTCTTTGTAAGCAATTAAAGCTTGTAGGAAGTCTGCGTTGTTGATGTAATGTTTAGTGCTCATTCAAATATACCATAATTTTTGTTGACAAAAGACTTGACAAGTGTTAAAGTCTCGGTGTTGACCATTGAAATCAATGAATTGTTTTTTCTTCCGGGTCCATTTCATTAAATGCTTGGACAATTAAGTCCTTAATTCTTTCACTTAGCTCAGTTTGAACTTCTTCTTGGAAGTTATCTTCTGTTTCTATTCTCTTGAGATTTTCTACAGAGTTTTCGTAATACTCAACAAACTCATCACTAGGTGTTGTAATGAATACAATATCTTTGTTGTTCAAGATAACTTCATTTCTCTCCACCAATTGTATTGGTAAGAAGAATTTCAACATGATGTGTGAAATTGCACCTCGGTTTTTTACGTCATATAACATCGGATTAATTAAGAGGTAATGGCCTTCCATAATTTCCTCAGTAACACCAATGATGTCACTTCCATTTTGAAGTCGGACAAGTTTTACATTGCTCATTTTTTTAGTCCTATCTTGTAAGTTTTAAATGGAAACTTCTCTTCCGTATATATCTTCACTCGTTCCACGAAGTGTCTTAAGGTAAAGTTCATGTGTTTGCCGACTCGCATGTCGTCTGCAATGTCATAGAGTGTTGCCACTTCTTTACCTTCCGCCTGTCGTAAGCCTCGTCCAATAGATTGAAGACTGCGAACTCGTGACTTTGACGGAGATGCGAAGATAATATTATGTAAGTTCCTAATATTAATTCCAGTAGAAAAAGTACCATAACTGGCCACAACAATAGCATCATTTTCTATCTCCATAATCCTTCTAATTTCTTCTCTGTCCGCAGTATCTGTTCCGCCGTGGACAAAAAAGACTTTTCGATTACCAATCTTCTCGGTATTCTTAATTAGATTATAAAGGTTCTTGCCATGTTTATCAACCATTTGATATAGTATTAGTGTATTATTACCTAAACTAACTGCAAGATTTTTAATGAATTTATTTCTAGATTCACAACCAATTAAATATTGAATTTCAGTTTGATAATCTGCCTTCTTCATTTCTTCACAAACATCATCTGGATGTTTCAATATCAAGCATTTAATCTCAAACGAAGAAGCAATCTTCTTATCAATCATCTCCTTAGTAGTAATTACCTTCTCCACTGGTCCAAATAAACCTTCTAGTACTAATTTGTGTGTTTTAGTGCCGTCAAGTGTTCCGGTGAGTCCTATGCGATATTTGGTTTTTGTACAGGCCGTAAGTATTGAAGTTAATGATTGTGCTTTGAATAAGTGTGCTTCATCACCAATGATATAGTCAAATTGTTCAAAGTATTGTGTTGGCATTTTATATAACGATTGCCATGTAGAGATTGTTACAGGTAAATCTGTATGTTTATCTTTACCTTGATAAATTTTGTGTACATTTTTTTCAGAATCCCAACCATAATCTTCAAAATCTTTAGAAAGTTGTTCAACCAAAGATGTTGTTGGAACAATAATAAGGCCCTTGAGTTGTTGGTAATCAAACAGTTGTCTCACCAGCATATAAATGATTAGAGATTTACCTGACGCCGTTGGTGATATTAACATTGCACGGCGACTCTGCATTGCATGAACAAATGCATTGATTTGGTGGTCGTG